CTATAGCGTGATTTCATTGCAAAGATAAGACCAGTAGGACCAGTCATTGGCTGAACGCCACATACATCATATGCAATTAGGTTTGGCATAGAGCGACGAACAAGGCTGATCAATACTGGATCAAAATTGTCTACACTACCGCCAGTTGCGTTAGCTGGTGCAGCTTCGCCTAATAGTGAAGGACGGAATGCGCCACCACTTTGAGCAGCTTGCTCCATTGCGTTTCGTTCTTGGTTTTCTAACAAGGTGGCTACTGTTGAACGCTTGTGAGCATCAGCAATCTCAGGGAGATCAGCGTGCTCTAATACAGGTTGCCACTTCTTTTGAAGTTCGTCAGTTTGATACATTATAGGTTCTCCTTAAATAAGACCTTTTTATTATTACAGTTTATTTATAATATGTTACTTTTTAATGCTTTTCGAAATGGCATTCAAGTATGCATTCATGCTAGGGTCGCTAGCAGGTGTAGCCTCTTCTGATAACTCAAGAGGTTCATCTTCATCGATTACTACTTCTTCAGAAATAACTTCTTCCTTTGGGAAGTAGCTTTCTTTCAGAGTTTCAAGTTTAGCAGCATAAGAATCAGCATCGTCAAAGGCAACGCCTTCAGCTAGTGACTGCAGCTTAGCAGCTTGAGACTCAGTAATACCTTCACAAGCAGAAGTCAAGATAGCAGATTGCTTAGCCTCAACTAACTCCTTACGAAGCACGATGTTTCTTTCCATTTCTTCATTGATTGAAGATTCAAGCTCGGTTACCTTTCCAGCCAACTCGTCTACCAAGTCAACTTTCTCTTCTGGAATGTCGATATAGTTTTCAGTGAACAGACCACGTAGCCCAGTCATGAAGTTCTCAACAATCTCAGAACGGATACCTTGCTCAACAGCTAGTTCGTTTTCTTTCATCCACTCTTCAGCAACATACTCAAGATAAGAGTCTACTTGCTCAGAGAGTTTCTCAGCGATTTGAACTTTCTCAGTTTCAAGGTCGCTTTCAAAATCAACAGTAACTGTTTCTAGGATTTGGTTTACTTTTGATACTACAGCAGCTTCAAAGATAGTAGTAGCTTTAGTAGTGAATTCCTCAGAAAGTTCTTCACCGCTAAACATTGCTTCAACATCTTCAGAAACAGAAACATCTTCAGAAGAGATCTGACGAATTTCTTTGATTGACTGTGTTTCTTCAGCAACTTCTTCAGCAGCTTCAAACCCTTCAACTTTCATAGCAGACATAATAGACTCATATGAAGCTGCGAGGTCATCTTTTTTCTTACCCTTAACTGCGTCAAGCATAGCGTTGATCATGCCAGACTTAGTCTTGGGTACAGGTGCTTGTTTTGGTGCGGATTTCTTGACGGTAGAAGCGACTTCATCAGCAGCTTTCTCCCCATCAACTTCTTTCTCCGCTGAAGCTTCAACGATTTCTTGCTCTTCAGCAAGAGTTTCGTCTAGCTCTTTTAAGTCTTGATCAGACATCGGATATCTCCTGTACAAATTAATTGGTTAACACGCTTATTTATAAAAATTATAATTTAGAAATAAAATCTTCAAACACTCTAATCTTAGCTTCTTCAAGCTCTTTCTTAGAAGATGTTTTAATCTCATTTCGATAATCGGCTATGGTAGCTTCACGGATGATTCCGTTCTCCCAAACCCACTCTTTACCTTCCATGATACCTTGGACAAATGCATCTGGAGCAGATGGGTCTGCTACAATATCAGCTGCGGTGGCCAAGTAGAAGTCGTTTTGCACTTCAGCTACTCCTTTCCCATTCGGTTTGACTGTACCCATACCACGTGAAGATACACCTAATTGGGCACCCTCATCCATAAGCGACTTAACAATCGCACCGTATGGAGTTTCAGTCATAATCTTAGCACGTCCCATAAAGTTTGAACCATCACGCTTCAAACCTGTAATCATATGAGATACACGCTCTAAATTAATAGTTGGACCTTGCGGGTGACCTAACTCACCATACGCACGGTTCTTTTCTACATATTCTTTATTATACCTAGCGATTTCTTTATCAAGAACTTCTGCGGGATATACTCGACCGTTTCTATTCTTAATATCGCCTTGCAAGAAAACACCTTCGATGAAATATGACTTCTTGCCATTATCATCTTTGGCTTCTGTCAGATAATTGATATCTTCATTTACTTCGCAGATTAATTTCATCTTAGTTTCCTTTTTTTTAAATTCCCGATCTTGCGATCGGAGTAGCTTTAAAAGTATTTGCGCCACGCAGACCCTGTCCAGGCTCTAAGTTTAAAACTATAACTTCATTTGCTACCATAGTAAGAACAGCAAAATCAGCACTGTCAGCAGCATTTCTGATAGTCACATCGCCAGCAGCGCCAGCAACCAAACGAACTGACTGGTCGCCTTTAACGCTAGTTGTAAGAGCAGCAAGCGGAACTGTATTAGCTAATACTTTCATTATTTGCCTCCAAACGCAACGTCTAATAGTTGGAACATACCCTCAGGCGATTTCTCCAACATTTTCTCAGCCTTTGCTTTATTAGCTGGCTTTAGTTTCTTAAGCATATTTAGCAAAGCTGCAGCAGTGGTCATATCGAGTTCTTCGCTCTTACCATTACCGAACTTAACTTTTTTAGCAGATTTGCTTTTTGTGATAGCTTGAAGTTGATCTACGACTTTGCCTTCCGACAAGTCAGATTCCTCATCGTCTTCTTCAGGGCATTCACAGTCTTCGCCCTCACCTTCACACTCTGGGCATGTTTCTTCTTTCTTAGCTTTCCCTTCGGTGATTTCAGCACGGTCGCCATCAAACTGGTGGTCGCCAGCTACAGGGTGCTTAGTTACAGTCATCTTATGCTTGTCAGCAAACTCTTTCTCGCCCTTAGCTTTAGGCGCTAATTCTTTTTCTGGAGTTTCCCCAGCAGTTTTGCTCAAGTCATCAGCGGTGTTTTCTTCGGCAACGAATGATTTAAATCTTTTGATAGCCATTGCTATTCCTCTGTCGTAGTTTCTACTTCTTCTGGTTCATCTTGAGACATAAAACTAGCCTGAACATCAAACCGCTTTATATCTACAGCATCTCTTACTTTATCCATTAACAAATCATTGATAGCACTTTTAAATCCGTTTACATCGCTATCAGCTGCCATATTCACAGCGTCGATTGATGTAACAGTAACTTCTTCTTGCTCGCTCATAATATTCTCCAAATCTATTTATACTTAAAAATCAGCATCATCGTCTTCGCCATTATCTTCTTGGGCGATTTGACTGTCGATTTTATCAATTTCTTCTTCAGATTGCATTAATACATTTCTACGAATCCAATCTTGAGAATAGTATTTACCAGCAAACTGATCAACATCTTGTACCAAAGACAACCTTTCACGCAGTATCTCTGATTTCTTTAACTCAGCAAAGTGATTATCTTCAAGGAAGTCAAACCGCAGACCTTTCTTAATGTCAGACCATTCATCCTTTGTGATAACACCTTTCAATAGAAGTTGCTTTTCTAGTAGTATATAGAACAATTCGACAAAGCGACTTCTGAGCCTAGCAATATATTTGGAAAACTTCAACTCATCTCTGTTGATTTCCGAAGCTCTACCAATATTAAATTGATTTTCAGATTCTAACCTTGATACTGGTACGTTTAATGATTCATACAACTTTCTTCTGAAGTATTCAACATCGTCCATTTCACCAAGGTTTTGTCCACCTGGAAGTGTACTAATTTCGGTACCACTACTTCCTTCTCTACGAGGTAGCCAATAATCTTCTAGCATAGTTAGATGCTTTCTGGAATCACGAACCTCACCAGAGTTGGCATCATACACTAATTTATTCTTATGCTTAACCATCATGTCACGCAGGTATTGCTCAGCTTTAGCTTTAGGCAAGTTACCCACGTCTATATAAAATATTCTACGCTCTGGCGCACGAGCCAAACGGTAGATAACAGTCGCATCTTCAAGCATGCGCAACTGATTCATTGGTTTTATAGCCTTATTCAAGTGACTCAAAACCATACTATTTCTTTCGTCCATCAACCCAGAGTGAGAAAATGCGATAGAGTCTAACGAAATCTTAACGCCCTGATTACCAGCAGATACACCTCGAGCGGAATAAACAAAATACTCATCATATTTCTTAGCCGATACTTGAGTATCGCCTTGGGCATTTGTATTTTTATTATCTCTTTTCTCGACTCTCATCTTTTTAATTTTACGAGGGTCAATATAACGCAATTCTTTGATACCATCCCTTGGGAATTTGGTATCGATCATGATATGGTAATATATCCTTCCGTCAACATACCAGTTTCTGAAAATTTCATATCCCTGATTCTTAAAATTCAGCAAATCTAAGACTTCAGTAAATTCTTCTCGAATTCTTTTCTTGATAGAACTGGGCTGTTTTATGTCATTAAGTATAACATCAACAGAGCCATCAGTACCATCAAATATAATAGCTTCATTACATACATCGTCAATAGCTTTATCGCATTCGCTTTGCAGGGACATTTCTCTATAACGAGTAATTAATGCTGCTTCGTTTTTGGCTGCACCATCTAGATCTACAGTTGTGCCGAAAGCACCGCCTTCGGTGACATTCAGAGCGCCATCTGTATTTGGTGGTGGCGCAAATGACTGTACCGTCGGAGGTAACTCATCTTCTTTGCGCCCTATTTGAAAGCCGAATAGTTCTATAGCCATTATGGTATTTTCCTCATAATAATTGGGGTGTCATACTTATTTATATGAACACCCCATGATCACTTTTTAGGATTAAATCCCGCCAGCGTCGCCAGTAGTTCCGCCAACAACTTCCCAATAATCATACTGGAATGTCACACCGAACTCCTGGATAGCTTCGCTGTCCCAAGCCAAATCAATAGCAGCAATTTCAGTTGGGTAAATACCAACGAAATTGTAAACACGGAGAATAGATCCGTCTTTTGAGTATTGAGTAACTTGAGCATTCGACTTATACAAACTAGGAGCAGTTCCTCCAGCTGTAGTCACATTACCTTGAGCAGAGTTGATTGCATTTGACCACTGCTCCATAGCATTGCGAATAGCCATGTCTTCATCATTGATAATCGTAGGTGCCCACTCAGCATAAGTGCGGTTACCAGCAATTTTTACCTGACGACCGAAGTAAGGAACTTCGATAACACCAAGAGTTGATGCTGGTACTTGAGCAGCTTTTACCATAAATGGTACTTGCGCATCAGCAACACCGTTGATTGGATTAGTAATCTGAACTTGGAAAAGTGAAGCACGAGCTCCACCTCCCTTTAAAGCTCCAGAGAACTCATTTACATTAAACGCCATTTTCGTATCTCCCGATTCTATACGTTATATTTATTACACTCGACCAACTACTTCAGAGAATTCTACACCGCTACGAACCGCAACGAAATTCAGCTGAATGAAGTTGATAGAACGAGCTGGTTTGATATAGATATCGCCGATAAATTCATTTCGGTCAATAACTTCTCCAGTATTGTTAGATCCGTCACATACTACTTGGAAGTCTGTAATACCACGTCGACCTTGTACGTCACGTAGGAAAGGAACAACCAAATTAGTGAACTGGCTACGAGTAAACTCATCGTTGAATTCAAACAGAGTAAACTTAGCAGCAGTAGCAATAGCTTTTTCGAGAACGATAAACAAGCGACGAACATTGATACGATCAAAGGCAGATGGTTTGCTTAGCAAAGTCTTATCGCCAAACAATACAGTACCCTGTCCAGGTTGAGTAACAACTGGGTTAATACCTTTCTTGTACAGTTGATCACGATCACCCTTTCCTGGGTTGTAAGCCAACTTAACAACATTCTTCATGTTGCCACGGTTATAACCAGCAGGTGAGTACCATGGGTCACGAGTCAAGTCAGTTTGAACCATCAGACCAGCAGTATCAGCATTTAGTGGAACCCAGCGGTATACATCGTTGTACTTATCGTACTGATATTTCCAACCAGAATCCATAACTGCGTATGAAGTTGAAGATAAGCTGTCACGGAATTCGATAACATTATCTCTTGTATTGATACCAGCGTTTACAACATCATCTTT